GCAGGCGAAGCGTTGTCTGCCAACGGGCATCGTGCTGACGTACGTTTCCCACGGTCCCGGCGTCGGCTTAGTCACGCCTGCCCCCGCGCCTGCTGCGTCGCCACCGCGCGCTCGAACGACGCGACGGCCTGCGTTTTCGCGTACCAGCCGCCGAAGAGAATCGCGGCGACGATGGCGATGACTGCGATGAGCTTCACGGGTTTGCCTCCGCAAATGCGCGCGCAAATCCCATCGGGGTTGCGCTGCGCATTTCCTTGGTTCGTTCCGATTTGCCGCCGAGCGACTGAATCCATGAGCCTTGCGCATTGACGCGTATCGGCTCGACGCGATTCTTCGCGGGCGCTTTGAACTTGCCCCACAGCAGCGTTTTTTTCGTGTACGGATCGCCGTGATCGCAGGGGTCAAACGAGTAAGCCGGCGGTCCGAGCCAGCGACGCAGCCGGCCGACGGGGTTTTCCAGCACCCACCATATCGGCCCGTAGATGGCGACGGATCGAAGACATGCATCGACGAGCGCGAGCCCTGACAGCGTGCGACCGTCCGCATCCTTCGCGGGCCAGTACTGCGCGCCCGATCCTGCAAAGGCGTTGCAATCCGGTGCCGCGAGGATGCCGCGGATCGGTTCGTCGATGTAGTGAATCAGTCGCACGTCGCTGCCCGTTTTCAAGTCAACTCGAATCACGCGATAACCGTTTTCTTCGTAGGGACGCGACCAGTTGCCGGTGTAATCACACAGCGACAGGATCGCGCCGCCGAGCATCTACTTCGTGGCGAAATCGCGGTAACGCATCGCATGCTTCGACAGTTCGCGTCCCGCGTAGCCGTTCACCTTGCGGCCCGTGCGATGCGCCTTCGCGGCCATTCCTGCGAGTTGCTCCGCGTTCTTCGCGTACTGGGCTCGCGCCTGTTCTTCCGTGCAGCCGAACGTCAGTGCTACTTGTTTCGCGTTCATATTTTTGCTCCGAGTTCGCGCGCCTTCTCACGGCACCGTTCCGCAATGACGAACCCGCCGGTACCGTCAGCCTTTCGCATGTCGCTGACGAGCGAACTGACTGACTGCCACGGCCCCGGCGTATAGGCGCTCACGCCTCGCTCCTTGCCTGCTGCGTCGCCACCGCATGCTCGAACGATGCGACGGCTTGCGTTTTCGCATACAGCGCGCCGACGGCGATGCACGCGACGACGATGACCGCTGCGATGAGTCTCATTTGCTCGCTCCGTTTTGTTGCTGGACGCTGCCCGGTGCGCTCTAGATGCGCACTCGGCAATGTCCTTTGCTGCCTGCGGATCAAATCCCGCGAAGTCTCGATCTCGCGCTCTGGCCGTAGCACTCGCGCTATCCCGACTTGCTTTTGGGTGCCGACCTTTATGGGCTGGCGTCCTACTGCCGGGAGATCGGGCGCTCGGTGAGTTGAGCGCGTAGTGAGACTATGCCCGAATGCGGGCACCATTGCAAGAGGGATGTGCGCGTATAGGGGCACCGTCCGTCGGCCAGCATCGGCGGCCGATCGAATCTTTCTATTGGTCTATCTGAAATCCTGCGGGGCGGGGAATCCTGCCGGGCGCTTCGTCACTGCGGGCGCAGACGTGACAGCCTGCCGTGCCGCTCAAGAGGAGCGCGGCGATGATCGTCTTAGCTGCGTTTCTGCGACGCCTCTTTTTCTTGGGGGGGGCCTTGCGTTGGAGGGTCGCTTTTTCTGTCCCTGGCTCTCACGATGAGAACCAGGGCCATGATCTTTGCGCGCAGTTGGTCGGGGAGCATTGGCCTTCTTGAAGAGCGCGGCAACCTCGTGCATATGCTTCCATAGTTTCCGCTCCTCTTCAGTGACGCTTACTACGGGCGGGTTTGCCGGATCGATGTCCGGAACTAGAAGCTGCCATGCCTGTAAACCGAATGCTTGCGCGATTAGTCCCAAGGTGTCAACGCCGGGCGTCGTCTTGCCCTTTATTGTGCGCTGCAATGTCGAGCGGGCGATGCCGTCCTCGCCGAACCCCTCGGCGACCTCGCTGATCCTCTTGGTCAACGCCTTGTAGTTCTTCGGCCAGTTCGAGTCCTTGTGGTCTGCCGCGTAGGTGAGCAGCTTCGCAATGTTCGCCATGACGGTGGCTTGTTCGTTCATCCCCGCACGGTACAGACGGACATGCGCAGCCGGTAGATGCCCGTTTTCGCGTCCTTCGCCGATAAACGGCGCTTGCATCTGTGCGCGAAAACGGGCACACTCGGCAAATGGGAGAACTTCACTACCTGCTCGACTGCCTGAAGGCGGAGCCGGCGAATCACGTAAAGCCGCTGTCGCGAAGGCTGGGAATCCCCTACGGGACGCTGCGCAAACTGCGTAGCGGGAAGACGACGAATCCCCGCTACAGCACGGTCGAGCGGCTGCGCTCGTATTACCTATCGGCAGCACGGCTAGAAAATCCGGTGCTGCAACCGCTGCAAGCAACGCAATGGTTCGGCCCGGACCGGCGCCAGATGGGATGAGCATGTCAATCCTTTCCCGTCAGCCGCAGCGCGACCGCGCATACCAGCAGCGCGACGAGGATCAGCAGGGCGGTCGTCAAGGTTTCCATCTGTCTGTCTTCCTGCGCCGCTGTACCTGCTTGTACGGCGGCAGCGTCGAGCGGAAGACGAGCGGCGGTGCGGGCCTTTTGAACAGCTTGCGCCATGTGACTGCGATGGGATTGCGCATAACCGCATCATCGTTTTTTTACTTGTTCGACTGTTCCATAAGACGCCATAACGTTTGAGGGGACGCTAGGGAATGGCAACCGGGCGCCTGTTTTACGACGACGAATTCGACGCGCTCGCGCAGATGATCGCGAACGGGCCGTACGAGTTGAAGGAAGTCGCCTGCCACCTGTGGCCGGGGATGAAAAAGGACTCGGCCTGCTCGAAGATCAAAGCCTGCCTCAACCCGCAGGGCGACCAGGAATTCAAGCTGTACGAGATCATCGCCGCGATGAAATTCTGCGGCCAGTTCGACCCCTTGTTCTACCTGTGCGACGAGACCCTGCATGCACGTCCGCCACGGGTTGCCCCTGAAGACGAAGAAGTCAAGCTCGTGGAAGCGATCAGCACCGCCGCCAAGGTCATGCAATCGGCGATGGCGCAGATCGAACGCCTGCAACCCCGCAAGTCCCTGCGTCGATAGGGGTCGCCCATGCGTGACGTTCTACGAGAGTCGTTCGGCCCGAAGTCGGCAAAGTCTACAAATGATGGATTGTCATTCCGCCAAATACCGGAAAAAAATACCGGAGCGAACGCTCGGGACGATGGCGCGGCCCCCGTGTGCCTGCTCGCCCGCAGCGACGGCAGGAGGGAGGTTCTGATCGACGCTGCCGACTTCGAACTGGTGCGCGAGCGGCGCTGGTGCGTTTCTACCAACGGTCGCGGATATTCCTACGTGGTATCCGGCGGCCTGTCCTTGCACCGATTGATCATGGGCGTGAATGGACCTTCAGATAACCATCGGCTCGTCGATCACATCAACGGCAACGGGCTCGACAACCGCCGCGCGAATTTGCGTGTATGCAACACCGCGCAGAACACGCGGAACCAAAAGCTAAGCAAGAACAGCACGACTGGGCTAAAAGGCGTTTGCCGACAACCGAACGGCAAATACCGCTCAAAGATCACCGTCGCTAACTATCAGATCAATCTCGGCACGTTCGCCACAGCCGAGGCCGCGCACGAAGCCTATCGTGCGGCTGCTCATAATTTTCACGGCGAATTTGCGAGATTCGCATGAGCGCCACAGAGGTCCAAAAACGCCAGCGCTTCCTTGGCTGGTGCCGCAAGTAACGCAGGCCAAATGGAAAGGACTTCGCCGTGGATGCAATAAATGTCCTCAATTGCGCTGCCGCCCTGATGGACCTGCGCGGCCATTCCAACGACGGACCGGGGCATCTGTGGGGCGACAAGTCCCTGTGCGCCCTCGAAGCCATTGCCCTGGCTGACGGGCGAGCGCGGGACGACTGGCATACCGCAAGCCGACATGCGAGCCCAGCGGTGCAGGCGCTTGCCGAGGTCATCGCCGAGCCGCCGCCGGACTACTTCGATTACGCCGATGCCGACAGTCATTCCATCAATTGCGTCATCGTCTACTGCTTCAATGATCGGCCCGAGTGTACGAAGGCGCACATGACCGCGATGCTGAGGACCGCAGCGGCAATGCTGAAAGCGCGTGCGCCATCAGTGATTCAGCGGGAGGCGGTATGCGCGTGAATGAGTTGATTCTATCGCGGGATGGAGCAGCGGCAGCTCGTCGGCCCCATAAGTCGAAGGTCGTCGGTTCGAGTCCGACTCCCGCTACCGATTCAATCTTCATTCGTCTCTGGCTCTGGACGCAGCGGAGGAAATCATGAGCATCATCGCGTTCATTGTGCTCGCAATCACCATCTTTGCGTTGATCGACGGAGTGATGTTCGAGTGAGCGTCGATCCAATCGATCTGCCGTGGTTCTATCTTAACGATGGGCGCTACGGTCGGCTTGGTACGCCTCATCCGCAGCATTGGCGTGACGACGAATACGACTACATCGCTGGCCTTATTAGCGAGAACGTATGAACGAAAGGCTCAACTCCGGATGGTCCAAGACCGCCGCTCGTATACGCCACAGAATACAGCGATGGGGGCCAGGGCCAGCCATCTATCAAACGCGAATTGTCACGAACAAGAGCGGAACGCTCTCTGACGACACGCTTGCGGTCATTACGCGGCTCGTTCACGCAGGACTTGTGTGATGTTGCGCATCGCCAAAGGCACGGTCGACGATTTTCGGCGATCAGTGCGCGTGCAGGGCGGTGAATGCAGCGATGGCCCGATTCGAGGGTTCAAGTCTGGATGGGCAGTTGCACAGTTTCAGACTGAGAAAGCGCATTACATGAACGTTTCCCCGTTTTCCGTCGACGTCGCGCGAACTCGGTGCGGCCAAGTCGTTCGGTTCACTGACGCCGTTCCACTGCTCGGCGAGGGGAATGTGTCCAGGTGCAAGCGTTGCGTGGCAAGCACGGTTCCGAAAGACAGGCGATGACCACATCCCGCTCAGACTGGGAAGCGCATATCGCCGAGATGGAGCTGAAGCGCGTCACGCGCATCGGCAAACCTACGCAGGAACAGAAAACACAGATGGTCGACGAGTGGAACAAGGGTGACGTGGAAATCGTGAAACTCGGAGACATAGGACATACGGAAGTGAATTCATTCGTCGATGCCGTCGGCGGACCATCGTGCAAGGCGTCTGTAGAGGTTCTACGGCGTCCTGCGCCCGCGAAGGTGACATCGATACCCACGCCGGAATCTGCGGTCCTGAAGGCCGTTCTAGCGGCGCTGCGCGTCCATCCGCGAGTAGCTTGGGCGGCGAGGATCAACGCCGGGCGCTTCCAGGTTGACGGCCGATGGATTCAGGCGTCGTTCAAAGGCTGCGCGGACATTCTCGGTCAGCTTACAAACGGGATTCTGTTCGCGTGCGAATGCAAGTCCGATACGGGTAAGACAACAGAAGATCAGGCAGCGTTCCTGAAAGTCGTCGCGGATAACTACGGTATTTCATTCGTCGCTAGATCAGTTGACGACGTGATGCTGAACATTCCGACGGCGAAGGATGCGGCGTGATCCGCCTTCCGTTGAACATTTGGGGCGGCGGCGACCGCAAGCGGCATGGCTCTAAGGAATCACTCGGCTGGCGTACGTTTCAGCGCGAGCAGGAAAGCGTGGGTCGGTGGATAGAGGACAACTGCCCGCCGCGAATTCACTACACCATCGAATCGCGGCGCGGACGCATGTTTCTACATCCATGCAAATGCATGGGCGTAGGCAATATCAATTGGCGTCGTCAGAAAATGCAGCGTCGGCTCGGCATGGAAGAAAACTAACGATGAGGACTTCGACGAACATACGCGATAGCTCATTGCTTGCGTTCAGGGCCATAGAACCCACGCTGGAGAAACGTGAGCAGGAAATCATCCGCTTCCTGGCGCGCAACGCTCATCGCGATTTCACGAGGTTAGAGATAGCGACCGAATCCGGCATCTCGTTGCAGAGCGTGTGCGGCAGGATAAATCGCTTGCTGAAGATCGGCGCGCTGGAAGAACTGCCGATCCGTAAATGCAAGTATGGGAAATCGGGATGTCCCGTTCGGCTGCTGCCGAGCCAGATGGGGCTTTTTGAGCGACGCCAGTCATCATCGGTGACGCGACGCTTTATCACGGCGATTGCCTCGAAATATTGCCGACGCTGCCGAAGGTGGACGCGGTGATTACTGATCCGCCGTACGGAGTCGGCATCAAGTACGGCGAGCATTATGACGACTCGCGGCCAGACTATTGGGATTGGATGCGGGCGTTCGTCATCGCCGCCCGTGCCGCATGCAAAACGGTTGTCTTCACGCACCGGGTAACCGCTCTGCGCGAACTGAATGGATGGGATTGGATTGGCGTATGGAACAAACCCGGCGCCTTCGGTTCTCGGCTAGGAAACAGTGCCGTACTTCCGCATTGGGAACCGATCTTCCTATACGGCATTCACGGCGCAGGAGTAAGAACGGACTACATCGGCGACGTGCTCACTTGGAATCCAGAGCCCGCGAAAGCCGGCATTGCTGGTATTGGCCGCGAGAAGTGGGAGGCCATCGACTTTTCAGCGCACCCGTGCCCTAAACCAGTTGGGCTCGTCGAGCGGTTGTTAAAGGCGTTTGGCGGCGATATTACGTGCGACCCCTTCATGGGGTCGGGCACTACCGGCGTCGCCTGCGCCAATCTCGGACGCAAGTTCATCGGCATCGAGATCGAGCGCAAGTACTTCGACATTGCCTGCGAGCGGATCGACAACGCGTATCGGCAACAGCGGATGTTCGCATGACGGCCTTTCGTGCCGAAGTCTGCAAGTCGTCGCGCTTGCTCGCAAACCACGCCGGCCAAATGAAATGAATTGTGGGTGTGAATCCGGCAACCGATGGGAATTTTATTTTGAATGCACTGGCTGCATGGCTCGGCACTACTGCGATGTCCTCGGTGGAACGACAGAAAGAAACGTAGCACAGAGAAAAGCGCGCTACCGGCAGCTAGAGAAAGCATGGTCCGCGGAAAAGTTCGCTGAATGGTGGAAGCTGGTGGAAGCGGAACGATTGAAATGATTTGCCCGCGCTGCCTCGAAGTGATGAGGACGCACGCTGCTTTGCCGATTGTGCGGTGCATGAATTCGCTCTGCACGGAATTCGATCGATGGGCTTTGGAGAGGGAAGTCCGTGGCAGGCGACTGGATCAAGCTGGAGCATGCGACGCCGGAGAAGCCGGAGGTCTACCGCCTGGCCCGGCTGTTGAAGATAAGCAGGGGCGACGCGTTTCTCCTGACGGTGGAGTGGTGGATATGGTTGGACCGCAATTCCAGTTACGGTGATGTTACGCAAATGTTTGCGGATGACATCGATGCCCTCATGCACTGTCCCGGTTTTGCCCTCGGCATGAAGGCCGTCGGATGGTTGGACATCAGCGCCGAACATTCGGTCAGCAGCACCCCAAACTTCTCCCGTCACAACGGAAAAACCGCAAAGAATCGCGCACTTAGCAAAAACCGCATGCAGGAAAACAGGGGTCAAAACGTTGCGGTTCCGTTACGCGAATGTTCGCTTTCCAACGTAACGAATGCGTCACCAGAGAAGAGAAGAGAAGAACTAAAGACCTTACGGCCAAACGCTGACGCGTTTGACCCGTTTTGGACGGCCTACCCGCGGAAGGAAAAGAAGCCGGCAGCTCGAAAGGCCTTTGAGAAGCTCCATCCTGACGGCGCTTTGCTCTCGCGCATGCTGTCGGCGCTGGAACTCTTGAAGCGGTCTCCGCAGTGGCAGCGAGACGGCGGGAATTACATCCCGCATGCCTCATCCTGGCTCAACCAACGGCGATGGGAGGATGAATCGCCGACCGTGAGCGTTAGCACTCACGCGAAAAAGGTTGCGCTATGAGCAACGTCGTGGCTCTGCCGGTGCGGGACGGACAGCTACCAATTCTCGACCATGAAACGCTCACGAAAAAAGCGCGGGCGCTTTACCTGCAAGGCGGTTTGCCGAAAGGCCAGAGTACGGGATGGCCGGGACTGGATGAGCTCTACACGGTCCTTCCCGGACAATGGACGGTCGTTACGGGGATGCCGGGCAGCGGCAAGTCCGAGTGGCTTGACGCCATGCTGGTCAACCTCGCGGAAGCGGACAGTCGGTGGGAGTTCGCGCTTTACTCGCCCGAGAATTACCCGCCGGAAACGCATCTCGTCAAACTCGTCGAGAAGCACGAGCGCAAGCCGTTCGGCGCGGGTCCGACGCCGCGGATGTCGATGGTCGAATTCAACCTGGGGTCGATCTGGGCGCATCAGCATTTTTTCTGGCTGGAGCCGGAACTGAAGTCTCCGGACGAACTCATTGCCAGCGGGTTGCAGTGTCGGTCAGAGGGCAAGAAGTTCGGGATCGTGCTTGACCCGTGGAATACCCTGGACCATCAGCGCGGCGGAATGAACGAGACCGACTACATTTCGATGATCCTGACCGAAGTGACCAAGTTGGCACGGTCCGCGAACGCGCATATATGGCTCGTCGTCCATCCGACGAAGATTTACAAGAACAAGGACGGCACGCGGCCAACCCCGACGCCCTACGACATTTCCGGCTCCGCGCATTGGTACAACAAAGCCGACAACATCGTGACCGTGCACCGGGATCAGGCCGAACGCGGGCAGGACGTGGAGATTCATGTCCAGAAGATTCGCTTCAAGCACGTCGGGCACTGCGGGCTCGGAAATCTTAAGTGGGATAAGGTGACCGGCCGTTATTTCGAGATGCCGCACTCGGTTCCTGGGGAAATCTACCGTGACCCAGACCAAGGTTACGTCCGGCAACGGCAACCGGGAGAGGACTGATGACACCCCTCGCCGCCGAAATAGACGCCCTGGTCCGTGAACTGGCCGCCGAGCAGTTGCGACCCGATGACTTTTGGATACCACGATTAGCTTCGATTCTTGAGCAGCTTGCGGATATTGAGTTTCAGTTGCGGATGAAAAGCGTTGATGTACCCCGATCCGTTCCTGATGGCGGTCGTTCCAAATCCCAATCTCGCACGCGGGATCGGTCGGTTCGTGATTGACTTTTGGGACGAGCCTGGTTTCGGCATCGAACACATGCTGAAATGAAGCGAATGAAACCTAGCCCCATCGCATCACTTCTCGGCGCATTAGGAGCATGGAGTGTGTTAACCGTCCTGATCGCGATTCCGCTGGCGCTGGCATGGCGGGTATTTCGTTTCGTGGCGGGGCTGTGAGTCGTAAACCAACGGCGGCGCAGCGCGTTTACGACGCCATGATCCGGTGTGGGATGGCGACGGCGTTCGAGATCGCCATCGCCAACGGAATGAAGTTGCAGGTGGTCAAGCAGG